ATGGGCACGATCACATCACGCAAGCGCAAGGACAACTCGACGGCCTACACGGCGCAGATACGGATCAATCGGGACGGGCGCACAGTTTATCAGGAAAGCCAAACCTTCGACCGCAAGCAGGTCGCGCAGGCTTGGATCAAACGGCGTGAGACGGAGCTGGCTGAGCCGGGTGCGATTGAGCGTGCAAACCGTAAGGGTGTGACGATCCGGAAGATGATCGAGCAGTACCTGGACGAGTACGAGAAGATCCGGCCACTGGGCAAGACCAAGAATGCGACGTTGAAGGCGATTAAGGATACCTGGTTGGGCGACCTTGACGACTCGGCTCTGACCAGTCAGAAGCTTGTGGAATTCGCACAGTGGCGGATGAGCAAAGAGGGCGGCGGTGTTCAGGCGCAGACGGTTGGTAATGATCTCTCGCACCTCGGTGCGGTGTTATCTGTGGCCCGGCCTGCGTGGGGCTATGAGGTAGATCCGTTAGCGATGCCTGACTCGCGCAAGGTGTTACGAAAGCTAGGTATGGTGAGCAAGAGCAAGGAGCGTAACCGCCGGCCGACGCTGGAAGAGCTGGACAAGCTTATGGCGCATTTTTTCGAGATGCAGGAGCGCCGCAAGGCGCAGATCGACATGCCGAAGGTGATCGCCTTTGCGCTTTTTTCGACGCGTCGGCAGGAAGAAATTACACGGATTCGCTGGGATGATCTCGACGATTCGCGACACGCTGTACTGGTGCGCGATATGAAGAATCCCGGTCAGAAGATCGGAAATGACGTGTGGTGTTATCTGCCAGATGAAGCTTGGGCAATTCTGCAGAGCATGCCTAAGGTCGAACGAGAGATCTTCCCTTATAACGCAAGGTCGGTCTCGGCCTCTTTCACGAGGGCGTGCCCTATGCTCGGGATTGAGGATCTACATTTCCATGATCTACGGCATGAAGGGGTGAGTCGGCTGTTTGAGATGGATTGGGACATCCCAAGGGTGTCGAGTGTCTCGGGTCACAGAGATTGGAACTCTCTACGACGATACACGCACATGAAGGGGCGTGGCGATCGGTACAGATTATGGAAGTGGTTGCCTCGTTTGATTTAGCTTTAGGCAGGGAGGGATTAGCTTCAACAAAATTTAATTGTCGTGATTGCAAAGTGACATCTTGAACCATACTCTGTCTCCAGGCTCAAGGAAGGTATAGGTGATGGCAAGAGTACAGAGTTTTCTGCACGACGATAATCTCATCCAATTGTTGAAGTCGGCAGAGCTGTTCGAAGATGACAACGTCTTTACGGTTATAGTCGGAAAAAATGGAGAAGGAAAAAGTAGGCTGTTAGCTGATATCGCTAAAGATTTTACTATTGAATATACATATAAAGTCGATCCCGCTGATAGGTACTTAATCCAACCTTATCATATGGAATACGATGATGGTTCAAAAGTTGTGGCTGTTTCTACGAGCCCATTTGACAAGTTTCCTAACGCCAAAAGTTTATTCCACAAGGGCGTTTATACGAATTACCGATACGTCGGCATGCGTGGGGAAGGAATGTATCAAGCTTCCTCAGCGGTTTCGCTAATTGGCTCTGCTGCGAAGGGGTTGATTGACAAACTGCTCGCAAGAGAGAGTAACCACAATCTTCTTGCTGTATTTAATTCTCTAAATTTTAGTCCTGTGGTCGATTTTGTGTTCAAGCCTGGCTATATCAGATCCTCTAGGGATGGTGGTAAATATAATCCTTATAATATTGGTAATACTGATTTAAGCGTTGAGCTGGACCGTTTGCATCGAGACTTCGACGTTCAAGTCGATGAGCGCTATTATCCTATTTTGTTATCGCTAGATCCCGTAAAGTTCAGGGAGGTTTTTAACGCGATGGTGCAAGTTCAGAGTCTTCTCACGAAAAGGAAGGCTGTTGAGCTGAGAGTTAATTTTACAGGTGGATCCGCATCCTTAGATGGTGAAATTGCCAACGATTCTTATATTCAAGCCATGCTTGTTTTGGTAAATGTTGGATTGATGCGCTTGATTGATCTCAAGCTAAATAAAATAAGCTATGGAGAAATGTCGCTAAGGCGTGCAAGTTCTGGGGAGCAATGTTTACTGGTATTGATGCTTGGAGTTGCTGGTCATATCACTGATGGTTCCCTAATTTTGATTGATGAACCTGAGATTAGTCTGCATCCTCGCTGGCAAGAACAGTTTATGATGCTTTTAACTACTTCATTTTCTGCGTATAAGGGATGCCATTTTATTGTTGCTACGCATTCGCCTCAGATTATTGCCAGACTTAGAGATAAGGCGTGCTTTATAACTTCGCTCTCTAAGCAGAAGGTTTATCGCGCTGAGGAATTTTATAATAGATCAGCAGATTATCAACTCGCTGAGTTGTTCGACGCTCCCGGTATTATGAATGAATATATATCACGTCTTGCTTTCAATTTGCTTGCAAAAGTCAAGGCTAGCAGGCAGGTTGATGGCGAATCACTGAGGGAGTTAGAAAGGCTGAAGGATTTGGATCTACAGGTTGAGCAGTCGGATCCAGTGAAGGAACTAATAAGTTCAGTCGTAGCTTTGTGTGATCAATATGCCAATAATTAATAATCCTGTTGTTTTGTGTCAGAACTCTCTTGAAATAATTCAGGCAAAACTACAAGAGCCGGGGTTTGATCATACAAAGTGGAGTGATGCCGACCTCGAGTCAGTGAGGTGTGAAATTCGTGATCATTATCGTGAGGTGCAACGATTAGTATGCGTCTATTGCCAAGGGCCTGTAGCGATGCGCTCGGCCTTTGGGGCGCCAGTTGAACATATTGTTCCTAAGTCCCAACACCTAGGATTTATGTTCGAGCCAAAAAATCTATGTGTTATCTGTCCTGATTGTAATGAATACAAAGGGAAGCGAGAGGTTTTAGTTGAGCCAGTTCTGGTAGCTAGCCGAGTCAACTATCCCACAGACAGAATGGCATTCAGGATCATGCATCCTCATTATGATGAGTATGATGATAATATTATGAGGCATAATAAGCTCTATGTTGAGTGCTCTGATAAGGGTGGCTACACTATATATATTTGTAATTTGAATAGATTCTTTCGAAAATTTGGGCGCTGTGATGAATTCGTAAATGATGCTGATCTTGTGCAAAGATCTGAGCGTTTTTACGATCAGGGTAGAGTGGATTTGTAGTTCAAAGCCCGACCATTGGTTGGGCTTTGAATTTTTTAATATCGCCCAAGTAGCTTGTTTCGTTCGATTACAGCCTTTTGTCGCTGGCGATCTATGTAGTCTGCAAGGTCGCTCAGGTGTATTCCGAGCCCGGCTTTCTGACTTTGAGCGCCAAGGCGAACCACTGGTATGTCGATCTCTCCATTCATCTGTTTCTGTTTGAATTTTTCTACGGTCAAATTCATGTAGTCTGCGCAAACGCGACTTAGAGGAATAACGGCCTGGCCTTCGTATTGGGCCATTAGTAGGAAAATTGTATTCATGAAACTTCCATTCCTTTCTCGTTCAATGCGGTTCCTGAATTACTTTTACTTTGACGGCGCATATACCCCTGAGCAGGCTGCGCGGGCGGGCGATTTTGAACGGTAAGTGTTGCATTAAGTGTGGCTGCCTCGCGCAGCTTTTCGTGGGGTATAAGCGCCTCGATGTTGTTGCTGGAAAGAGCAATAATGCCTGCTGCTGCACAGCAGAGGCTGTTTGTTTCTAGCGTGTCGACGCTAGCCTCCTCGCGGAGCAAAGCGGTCGGGGATTGGGTATTGTGCTGGCCCTTTTGCATGCCGCTTTCCTCCGAGGTTCGATTGCGGGTTGGTTCTTCAGCCGCTGGTGAGGCGTGCGCCGGGTTGCGGTGTGTTTGGGATTGGGAACAGGCCTGGTTCATACGGCGCTCTCCTGATCTGCCGGCTCCAGCAATGCCGCAATGGCGAGTGCCTGGTCGCGCAGGACGCGGGTTTCGCGTTCGAGTTTTTTGCCTGTGCGGAAGGCGGCGAACGTATCGGCTGCGATCCGCAGTTTCTCGGCAATCTCCAGCAGGGTGATCCGTGCAGGTTCTCCAAGCTGTGAGGCCTTTAAGGCGCGTTTGTAGAAGTCGTATAGTTGCTCGTGTTTGTTTTGAACCTGCTTAAGCGATAGCGTGAGGTTGCGGATCTCTTCAGATTTGTCAGCGCTCTGAACGGCTATGCCTTCGCTGTAGCCTTCTGCATAACCCTCGGTGAGGCCATTGTTGAATCCGTTCCGGTAGGCGAGCCAGTAAATGCCGGTGGTCATGAGGAAGATTGCTATCAGCGCGCAGATTTGAATTGCAGTCATGTGGTGTGCTCCTGGTGATGTCATTGGCTGGTGGTGGCAGCCGCTTGGTTTGTGGTTGTTACTCGTTGGTGTCGTCCTGTTGTCGCTGCATGACTTCGTCGGCCTTGTAGGCGCGGATGTCGATCAGCGAGGCGACGTGCCGGATGTGGGCGTACTTCGGCGCTTTGCGGCTGGTGTCCAGCGTGGTGATTGGGAGCTGGATGCGGCCGCTGCTGATTTCGGCCGCGAACGATTGCTCGTTGAGGTTGCGAAAGTAGCGTTCGCGAATTCTGTCTAGCGGGATCAGAACGTCGCCGAAGGTGCGAAAGAGCAGCTCGACGGTGGCTGACTCCGGTGCCGGGTGCAGGCGCAGCGGGTTTTGTGCTGTGTTACTCATGGCTCTGTTGGGCCTCCTTGCGTTGTTTTCGGGCCGGGTGGTTCCAGGCGTTCAGGCAGTGGGTTCTGGTCAGCTCGCGCAGATGTTCGGGCACTTCGAGGAGCGCGGCGTTGCGCTCCTCTCGTGTCCGCATGGCGATGATCTGGCGGGCGTATTCCCTAGGCCACGTCACGGTGGTCTGCCGGGATGGCAGGTAGGTCGATGCCCAACTGTTCAGCTAGCCAGCGGATGCCGGGTTGTTTCACCCTGGTCGACTGGCTGTACTGCATGCCGAGCTGGTCGTGGTACCACTGGCCGTCCTTGATGCGCAGGTAGGCGCGGTCACGGTTGGGGTAGGCCGGTAGGTTCTTCTCGTTGAGCAGGCCTTTTTCCAGCATGCGAGCGATGAGCTTTGGCCGGGTGAGGCCGAGTTGGGTTGCGGCTTGGGCGAGGTTGCGTTCCATGGCGTCCCCTTATGCTGCGTGTGCGGCTGGGGTGGCCGCTGCAGCGAGGTGGTTGATGGACTCGGTGACCTTGCCGTAGATCTCGACATCTGTGCCGTACGCGGTGAAGCAGCGGGTGTGCGGGCTTTTGTTGCCGAGGCTCAGGATGGTGGTGACGCCCGAGCGCGATTGCGTGCGGTGCAGCGCGACCTGTAGGGGGTAGTCGAAGCCCATGTCGAGGCTCAGCACGCCGCCGGTGCGTACCAGCTCGAACACGCGTTGCTTGTCGGAGACCTCGAAGCGGCCGTATTCGCGGCTGGCATGCGGGCGGTGCACCAGGTCGCTGGTGTTGCTCGCGTCGAACGGGCCGTTGGCAATCTCTTCGATAAAGTCGGCCAGCTTGAGGTGCGTTTTCTTGTCGTTCTGCAGGGTTAGCGTGTGGTGTTCGCTGCCCAGCTCGACGACGAAGGTACTCTCGGTCGTGCCTCGTTCGACCTTGAGACGGAACGCCAAACACTCACGCTTGGGCGCTGTCCGGAGGACGTGATTGAAGGTCTCGCTCAGGTTGACCTGGGCGTTGAGCAACTGCAGGGTGCGGTTGTCGATTTTGTACTTGATCATGCTGCGAACCCTCCGCCGTTCGGATCGAATGGGGTAGGGGCGGTGCGAGCTTGCTGCTTCGGTTTGGTGGTGACAAACGAGCAGCCGCTCTCGCGAGCCAAGCGGCGGATTTCGAAGATTCGGAAGGGGTCAGCAGCGGCCGGGTGGACGTGCAGGGTTGCTGTGGTGTGCATGGTATTGCCTCGCTCTGTGGTGGAAGAGTAAGACAAATATCAACCAGTAGTTGTTTTTTGTCAACAACCTATGGTTGATTATTACGACTGCATCTTGAAAGGCTTGCGATGAAGGTGTGGCTCATTGATATGATGCGGTCTACTCACAGAAAAAAGGACTTTGAGAATATGGAGTATTTGAAAAAATCTTTTGATGTCTTTTTTGAGTCGAACTCTGGAGTTGTAGTAATAAGGGGAGATTGGGGAGTCGGAAAAACTTTTTTCTGGGAAAAGTATATAAATAGCCGAATCCAGAAAAAAGATCTGAAGCAAATTGCATATAGCTATGTTTCCCTGTTTGGAAAGAATTCTCTCGCAGATATTAAGGCTAGTGTATTTCAAAGTGGAAGAGCTATCGCTTCTGATGATGCGGTTATCCGTTCATTTGAAATAGAGCTGGAAAAATCTAATACGCTTTATTCAAAGTTTCCAAAAGTTAAGTCTACTCTCCAGTTTGCAAAAAATAAGCTGCCCTGGCTTGGTTGGATCAGTGGTACGGCAAAAAAAATTCCGGTGCTTGACAAGTTTTCTAGCCTGTTGTCCAGTGTTGAATACAGTGTGGTAAATAACTACGTCGTTTGTTTTGATGACATCGAGCGGAAGGGAAGTTCGCTAAGCATCAAAGAGTTGATGGGGCTGGCAGATGAACTGGCTCAACGCAAGTCATGTAAAGTTGTACTGATTTTTAATGAAAAATCTTTTGATAAAGACAGCAAAGATTTAGAGCAGTTTGAGTCGTACCGGGAAAAAGTAGTTGACGCTGAGTTGTTATACAACCCGTCTTGCGAAACAAACTTTTCTCATGTCTTTACAGCCGAATTAAATCAAGTTGAATATTTGAAGTCGGTGGTGCTTAGGATAGGGGTGAAGAACGTAAGGGTACTCCGTAAGTTAAGAGCTTTATTGCATGCGCATGCTTCATTTCTCAAAGATAAAGAGGATGGCTTGGTTTGCGAGTTTTATTTGCATGCGGCGGTATTGTGTTCATCCTATTATCTGGGCAGTAGTTTTATAAAATATGCAGATCTTCGGAGCAGCTTAGTAGGCGGGTCATGGGCAAAATACCTGTCCGCTAGTGCGGAAAGCTTGACTGAAGGTCAGTTGGCATTCAAAAATATAAATATTGATCTGCAAATGTCCGAATCAAAGTTCGATTCTCTAATCGGAAATTATCTAGAGTGTGGGTATGTTGATGAACTCTCGGTCTTACGGGTGTTTAAAGAGGTCGAAGAGCATTACCGTAAGAGTAATATTGACGCTGAATTAAAGAACGCATGGAAGATTTATCATGATTCTTTTGGGGATGACGCCGAGAAGTTTAAATCTGAGCTTAAGAGTATCCTTGATAGAGAGCTGAAAAGCATTTCATTATCTGACTTTTCCTCTGCTATTGAGATGTTGGAGGAAATGGATGAGTCCGTTAACGCATATATAGATGATTACATATCCCTTCATTATGATAGTTTCAAGGATGATGCCATCATGTCTTCTTGGACCTTGGAACGCGTTAAGAATGCATCGCTAAGGTCAAAAGTCATTGAGGCGGGTAAGTCGGGTAAGAATTATAATATTGATGATATCTCATGGCGGATCGCAACTGAACGGTCTTGGAGTCCGGAGGATGTGGCATATCTCGCAACCTTGACTGTAGATGACTATATACAGTGGATGCGCTCATCTCCCGAAAATATAACCACAAAGATTAGAAGTGGGTTGCTCTCTTTTCGAAATATATCGACTACAAATCCGGATGATGCGGAGCTCTATGCGGCGATTAGTCACGCAGTAGTGGAAGCATTAAAGAAAATTGGGGGTGAGAATAAACTCAACTCGATTAGGGTCGAGAATATGTATGGTGTAAAGCTTTAGATAGTTACTCCGGAATGAAAGCACCGACAACTTTCCCGCAGATATGTGTTTCTTCCGTAATTTCAATTATCGGATACTGCGGGTTTATCGGTTTTAGATACTGAAAGCCGGCATCTTCTACTAGTACCTTAAATGTTGCTTCATTGGTTCTTGGTAGACTTGCAATCACACGGTCGCCGGTTCTAGTTTCGGCCTCTGGATCAACAAAAATTATGCATCCAGCTGGATAACTACGACCCGAACCGGGGTTCGTCATTGAGTCACCGAGGACTTTCAACGCATACCCATGACTGCTTATCTGGACAGGGCAAGACAGCCAAGAATCCGCATCGTAAGACTCAAAATTTGAAATCGCTTCACACCAAGCGCCTGCTTGGACCCACGAAATCAACGGGACCTTGCCAAAACGCTGATTGACCTCGCTTACATTGCTTCTGTCATCGGCGGTTATCCTGTGGACATTGCTCTCTTCAGACTGGTGTTTTGGTAGTACTCCGTACTCCAGCCACTCGCGTCGAACCTTCAACCAAGAGCAAAGCGCGGACATGCTGTCGGCCTCTGCGATTGCCTCACCGTTTAGCCATTTGCTGATTGCTTGAGTGGTTTTCTCAACTCCCATGCTTTTCAACTGTCGATGGATGTCCACCCCACGACCCCGGCTGCGTACGTCGGAATCGTCGAGAGCTTCGTGTAGGCGCTCGCTGAAAGCTGCGCGGAGAGAGTTTTTATCAACCATGAGTTGAGAGTCTCATAAAGGTTGCGCAATAGTCAGTTGATCTATAACATCAACCGCAAGTTGATAAATGGAGGTTGTCATGTTGGACCCCGCAGATTTTCCGAGCGCGATTGCGTATGCCTTTGAAGCAGTAGGTGGCATTGGGGCCGCCGCCAAAATATGCAATCGAAGCTATCAAGCTCTGAACAAATGGCGTCAGGCTGGGTTCCTGCCGCGAACGGATTACACCGGTGAAACCAAATACGCTGAGCTTTTGGCTAATGCCGCAGAGCGGAAAGGCAATGCTTTTCAAGCTGCTTGGCTGTTGAACTCATCAGCTCCTCAGAAAGCCGCAGCGTAGATAGAAAAAAGGCGACCGAAGGGCCGCCCAGTTCCTCCCGGCACGCACCACCACAGCGCTGTCGGGTCGCGATAAAGGTAGGCGGGCACACCACATGCAACCACCTCTCTTTATCGCGCTTTTCCAAGGCTCGGAAGCCTTGGTGTTGCTGCCTTTTCCACCACAGATTGGGCAGCTGTTTCGCCAGGGGTGAACAACGGATTGTTCGCCCCGGCACAGTGCCGGTGTCGATCCCGAAGATCTAGCCGGCGTTTGGGCCCTTTCAAGCCACGCGGCAAATGTATCACCACTGCATGCCGCGCGGCACTGGCAACTTACAAGGAATAATGCCATGAGCCGTATCATTCTGAGCTCTCTAGACCGGGCGCAGCGGGAAGTTCTGCCGCTCGATCTCGCGCTTTACCATGCTGCACGGGACTACCCCGGCGGTGCCGCTGCCATCGCCGCCACCACCGGCCGTAATGCGACCACACTGCAGCACAAACTTTCCCCGACCCACCCCAGTCACACGGTGAACATTCAAGAGTTCGGCGAGATTCTGGAGCTGACCAAGGATCGCCGCATTTTGGATGCGGTGCATGCGTTGGTTGGTGACACGACCTGGCAGGAGCTGGCCGAGGCGTACACCAATGACATGCCCGAGACGCTGACCACCGGTATCGCGAAATACTTTCGCGAGGTGGCGGATCTGGCGGACACCTGGGCCAAGAGCATTGGTGACGGTGTTGTTACTGATGAGGAACTGGCCGCGATTCGCCTGCAGGTGTTTCGTGGGATTCAGGGGCTGCTGGGGATGTTTAACCGTGCCACGTATGTCAACCAGACGACGCGGGGTGTTGATCGTGGCTGATATCGCTGACTTCGCTAATGACCTGGTGCAAGAGCGTATCGATCAAGCGCTCGCTGCACGCAACGCCGCCAAACCCGCTTTGGCGGCGCATTCGTTTCTGTTCTGCGAAACGTGTGATGACCCGATCCCTGAGGCCCGTCGTTTGGCGCAGCTCGGCTGCACGCAATGCGTGGGATGCCTTTCTGTCAACGAACTGAAGGGGGCTCGCCATGCTGGATGAGGTTCTGGGGCAATTCGCCGACTATGGGCTTGAGCCTGCGCAGCCATTGGTGTTCGGCAAGCTCACCCGGTGCAAGACGGCGCAGGACAAGGGCAAGGAAAAGAACGGCTGGTACATTGCCCATGAGCATCGCACCGAGAAGGGCGAGACGCTTATTTTCGGCGCGTTCGGTGACTGGCGTTCGGGTGAGTCGCAGAAGATTAAGGTCAAGGCCGGGCGGATGTCGCCGGAAGAGCGTGAGGTTATGCGCGCTCGACAGGAGGAGGCCAAGCGCCGCGCTGCAGAGATTGCGGCCAGTGCGGCACGTCGTGCAGCCAAGCGAGCGGCGGGCATGTTCAAGCGCATGCCGGAGAAGGGCCGTAGCGACTATCTGGATCGTAAGCAGATCGTCGGTATCGGTGTTCGGTATGCGCCGCGCACCGGTGCGTTCCTGGTGCCGATGTGCAACGTGCGCGACGAGATTGTCGGCCTGCAGGTGGTGTACCCAACCAAACAAGAAGACACCGCTCGGGACAAGACGTATTGGCCCTATGGGATGTCGAAGGAGGGCGCTTTTCACCTGATTGGTCCGCATCCGGATCCCGGTGAGCCGGTGTTGGTGTGTGAGGGCTATGCCACGGGCGCAAGCCTGCATATGGCGACGTCGCTGACCGTGGCCATCGCGTTTGACGCCGGCAACTTGCTGGTGGTGTGCAAGGCGATGCGTGAGCGCTTCGCCGGCTGCCCGCTGATCATTTGCCGGGACGATGACTGGAAGACCACGAAGCCCAACGGTGATGCCTGGAACCCTGGTGAAGAGAAGGCCAACAATGCGGCGCTGATCGTCGGTGGCCAGGTGGTTGCGCCGATCTTTTCCGGGGAGCGGGAGATCAAGTGGACCGACTTCAACGACCTGCATGTCGCCGAAGGTTTGGAGGCTGTGCGCCGTCAGGTGCTGGCGGTGGTCAAGCCGCCGGCCGCTGGTGGCTGGAAAGACATGCTGGCTCGAAGCGAGAGCGGCGCGTTGATTGCGCACATGCAGAACGTCGAGTTGATCCTGGCCAACGATGAGCGTTGGGCAGGGGTGATCAGTTACAGCGCGTTCAGTTCGAAGATCGTGAAGCTGCGTGCGGCGCCTTATGGCGGCGGCACGGGCGATTGGGCGGACATCGATGATGTGCGGGTGATGAAGTGGCTCGCGCAGCAGTACAACTTGCGGGTGAAGGCTTCGCATGTGATCGAGGCGGTGAGCGTGGTTGCGCATGACCATGCGTTTCATCCGGTGCGGCAGTACCTGCGCAAGCATGAGTGGGATCGCGTGCCGCGCTTGGAAAGCTGGCTCACGGATGTCATGGGCGTGAAGGCCACCGATTACTCGAGCAAGGTCGGTAAGCGCTGGATGTTGTCGGCCGTGGCGCGGGTGATGAAGCCGGGCTGCAAGGCTGACTCGGTGATGATTCTGGAGGGTGCGCAGGGCGCCGGTAAGTCGACGGCGATGAGCATCCTCGGCGGCGAGTGGTTCATGGATACGCCGTTCGCCCTCGGCGACAAGGATGGCTTTCAGGCGATCCGGGGCAAGTGGATCGTCGAGCTGGGCGAGTTGGACAGCTTCAACAAGGCCGAGAGTACCAAGGCCAAGCAGTTTTTCTCGGCGTCCACCGATACCTACCGTGAGAGTTACGGCCGTCGCACGATGGACGTGCCGCGTCAGTGCGTGTTCGTGGGGACGACGAACCAGGACGAGTACCTGAAGGACGCGACCGGTAACCGCCGTTATTGGCCGGTGGCGTGTACGAAGGTGGATCTGGAGCTGTTGCGCTCGATCCGCGATCAGCTGTGGGCCGAGGCGGTGTTCTGTTACGACGCGGGCGACCTTTGGTGGGTGACGCTGGATGAAGCGGCGATGTTCGGCGAAGAGCAGGACGAGCGCTTTGTGGTGGACGAGTGGGAAGGGCCGATTCTGACCTGGTTGGAAGAATCCCAGATCGGCGAGACCACCACCGGCAGTGAAGTGCTGACCAGTGCGTTGAAGTTGGACTTCGGGCATTGGGGTAAGCCTGAGCAGATGCGGGTCGGGGCGATCATGCATCGCTTGGGGTGGCGGCGTGTGCGGTTGCCGCCGTTGGTGAAGAGTGGTCAGCGTCCGTGGGCTTACAAGAAGCCTGCAGGTTGGGGCGGTGCTTCGGCGTTGAAGCGGGAACCGATTGAGGAGCCGTGCTTTGATTAAGGAGATCGATTCGCTGCTTCGGTTGTGGGCGCAGGAGCTGCATTCCGAACATTCGAAAGGGGGGCTCGCTGGAGGGAACATGGTTGCCATGATGATGGAAAGCAATGGGCAACTGATCCGTGGACGGCGGGCCTTTCGTGCGCCGCTGGAGAGTTCTCTCGACATCGAGCTGATCGTGACCAAGCATCTGGCGCCCGAGCTGGTGACGGTTGTGCGGGAGCATTACTGCACGCTCGACGTTGATATGCGCTTGCGTTATGCGCACTGCGGTTGTGGCCGTGACACGTACTACCAGCGTTTGCATGATGCGCATCTGCAGATCTACTGGGTGCTGATGGGGGCGGCTGCGTGACCCCTGGCATTCGTCCGGCTGTTGTTGTCCCACTGGCCCGTCTTGTCCCGCTGCGTTTTGATGCAGTGGGACAGGTGCGGGCCTTGTCGTTGTTGGGTTGTCCCACCGTCCCGCTTGGAAGTGCCTCCCGCCCGTGTGAGCGTAGCGGACGAGCAGTACGCGCTTACGCGCGAACGCGTGATCTTTAAATTTCTTCCTTTACACGAGAAAGGAGAAAGATAAGTAGGACAGTGGGGCGAAGCCCCGAATTTAGGCGCTCTCAGGTGTCCTACTTCGATTCCGAATAGTGGGACGTATGGGACACCACCGAAGCAACAGAATGCCGGGGTGGTGTATTCGCCGACATTCGCTAGGCGTTCCCCCTGCGTTCCCCACTTATTCACCGGGTGGCATTAAAACAGGGTTGCTGCCACCGGAATCGACCTGTAAAAAGTAGTCATCTTCGATAGGTGCGACCGTAGAGAGCGGTTCAAAAAACCGGCCAAATGGCCGGTTTTTTTATTTGTCGACGGTGGGAATTCGAAAGGCTGCCAGCTTTTCCTTCGTACCCTTAGGACTAGACCAGTACGCGGCAAGAGCCACGCCAATCGCTAGATAAAATACCGTGTTCCACAGGTTAGCCAGGAGCCACAAGATATCCATGCGCGTCAAAGGCGCATCACTCCTACCGAACTTGATCGTTTCCCATATCCCGCTGCCCACCACCAGCAGAACACTGGCAATTGTTGCGAGCTTGATTGCCCATGTGCGCAGCTCTAATCGCTTCTGATCTGTTAGTTGAACCCATCCGATCATTAGCGAGCCAACTACACCCACTGTGGTTACGACATCGATCAATACACTCATTGCTCTTCTCCGATCCGTTGGAAAACGTCGGATAGAGCTTCTTACATTCTGGCGTGACAGCCAAGTAACTTGGACGTGTTCCGAATCTAAAAGCCATAGGGAGCAGACATGACGAATGAGCAACAAGCACTGGCAGAGATGCCGATCTGGTTAGTGATCGTCCTGGCCCTGGTCGGCGGCGTATCGGGGGAAATGTGGCGGGCCGACAAGGATGGTGCGCGGGGCTGGGCGTTGTTGCGCCGCCTGGCGCTTCGATCCGGTGCCTGCATTGTCTGCGGGGTGTCGGCGATGATGCTGATGATCGCCGCCGGCATGACGATCTGGACGGCGGGTGCCTTGGGGTGCCTCACGGCGATGGCCGGTGCGGATGTGGCCATCGGGTTGTACGAACGCTGGGCCGCCAAGCGTCTGGGTGTCTGCGAAGTCCCGCCCGCCGGGGGCGAACAGGGGTGATGCACCGATCTGGGGCGCCGAAAACCGCCGGGGACCCTAGGGTATCTGAAGGACACGGGGTCGGAAACCCGCGGGAAACTGTTAGCCGCAGACTTCCCAGCTTACTGAAATTTCAATCATTGAAATCTTGAAAGGATTCATTGAAATACGTTGAAAAAGGAGGGCTCATGACAGAACCAACCTACCTGTCGAAGAGCGCCTTCGCGGCCCGGCTCGGCAGGTCGCCGAGTTACATCACCTGGCTGAAAGACAACAACCGTTTGGTGCTTTCGCCCAATGGCAAACAGGTTGATGTACATGCCACCGAAGCGCTGATTCGCGACACCGCCGACCCGAGCAAGGCCGCCGTTGCTGAACGCCATCAACAAGATCGGATTCAGCGCAACGTTTACAGCCAACTGTCGACCCAAACCGAGCCGACTTCCATGGCTGCGCCGCCGCTGGCGGCTCCCACGACAGACAAGCATCCGGATTTTCAGAAGGCACGCGCACACCGTGAGTTCTACTTGGCGCAGATGGCCGAGATGGAGTTTCACAAAGCACAGGGCTCAACAGTCGAGGTTACGGCAGTTCAGTCCGGGGCATACAACGCCGGTCGCATGCTTCGCGACACGTTGCTGGGTATGCCTCCGCAACTGGCTCCGGAACTGGCGGCCATGTCGGATCCATGGGAGATCGAACGACACCTGACTGCAGCATTGAGACAACGGCTTGAGGACGCCGGCCGTATGTCCTCTGAGGAATTCGGCCACACACTGGATACTAACTGGGAGGTGATAGATGAACCTGACCAGATCTGATGGAGCGACGGTGTACTGCGAGGCTTATTTCCGGGGGCTTCAACCTGACCCGGATGTGTGGGTGGACGAGTGGGCCGACGAATACATGCGTATTCCGCGTGACTCAGGTGCCGCTGAACCCGGCCAATACCGCACCTCTCGCACCCCTTACGCACGTGAGCCGATGCGCTGTTTATCGCCAGCTCACCCCTGCAAGCGCGTCGTTACGATGGTGGCTTCGCAGTTGATGAAAACCCAAATCGCCTTAAATTGGATTGGTGGCCTGATCCATATGGCACCGTCTAATATCCTGACACTGCTGCCGAGCCTTAGCCTGGCTAAGCGGGTGTCATCGAGGATCAGCAAGACCATCAAGGCCACGCCCGTTCTGCGTAAGCGAGTGGCGTCCAGTCGGTCTCGTGACTCCCGCAACACGATGGACACCAAAGAGTTTGAAGGTGGTTCACTGTACGTGACCACTGCGGGTTCCGCGGCCAACTTGGCCGAGCTCTCAGCGCGCTATGTGTACGGCGATGAGGTGGATCGTTGGGAAGTCGACGTCGGAGAGGAGGGTGATCCCATCGAGCTGGCAGAGACTCGGGGCAGTACCTTTGGCCGGAATGCCAAGTTCTACTTCTCCAGCTCACCAACGATCAAAGGTGCTTCGCGTATCAGTGATCTGTTCGAGTCCAGCGATCAACGTTACTTCTACGTGCCGTGTCCAACTTGCGGGCACAAGCAGGTACTGGAGTGGGAGCGTTTGCTCTACTCCAAGGATTACCAGCTCATTCACTACCAGTGTGCTGGGCCTGAGTGCGACGTGTTGATCGAGGAGCATCATAAGGGCTGGATGCTTGCCAATGGCGAGTGGATCGCCCATGCCGAAGGTGATGGCGAAACGGTTGGCTTTCATCTCAACGCGTTGTACTCGCCACCAGGCTGGATGGACTGGCGTACGCTTGCCAGGCAGTACGAGAAGGCCAAGCGGGCACAGGCGAAAGGCGATCTTGAACCGATGCAGGTGTTCTACAACACCCGCCTGGCCAAGGTCTGGGACAGCGCTCAAGAGCAAACCAAAGCCGATGCTCTAATGGACCGGGCACGTCTGGAAAGCTATGGCCTCGGCTCAATGCCGTCCGGTTCGCTGATGCTGACCGCCGCCGTCGACGTTCAGGCTAACCGTCTGGAGTTGATGGTCATGGGCTGGGGCGTTGGTATGGAGCGTTGGGTGATTGATCACAAGGTGATCTCAGGCGATCCCGCTGATGAGCGAACTTGGGCGGTACTTGATGACTTGCTCAAAGCTCGCTACCGGCACCCTTGCGGTGTCGGCTTGGCGATTCTTGCCACGGCTGTCGACTCCGGGGGCCACCACACCGATGAGGTCTACCAGTTCTGCCGCATGCGGCGCTGGCGCAACATCTTCGCCATCAAAGGTGCGAGCAAGCCCGGCAGGCCGGTGATTGCCCAGCGGCCCTCGATGGTCGACGTGACCTGGAAGGGTCAGACCGAGCGCCACGGCGCCGAGCTGTGGTTCGTCGGTACCGACACCGCCAAGGACTGGATCTACAACCGTTACCCGTTCCCGGATGGACCCGGCTCGCTGCATTTTGCCAACGATTTGCCGGACGACTTCTTCGCCCAATGTGTGGCAGAACGAAAGGTCGCCCGCTACGTCCGCGGCCATAAACGTGTCGAGTGGATCAAGGGCAAAGCCGAGCGCAACGAAGCACTAGACCTGATGGTGTATTGCCTGGCCATGGCGCATTACTTGGGCATTAATCGGTACCAGGAGCATGACTGGGATCGGGTGCGGCAAGCCTTGGCACAATCCGGACTGTTCGACGATGCACCGGTCCAGCCTGTCCAGGCCCCGCGTGTTGAACAAGCCCAATCTGCCGAAACAGCGCTGCCGGCTGTTTTCCGGCAAGCCCAGCTGGCACCGCCTACACCGGCAGCACCTGTCGCACCCCCGCGACCTGCTGCATCGCCGTCACAACGCCGCAGCTCTACCAGCGGTTATTTGAAGAGACGCTGATATGTCCTTTACCCAACAGCACCTCGACGTGATCGAGAAGGCCATCGCGCGCGGTGAAAAAACCGTTCGCTTTGGCGACCGCACCGTCGAGTACCGCACCATCAACGAGCTTCTGCAGGCGCGCGAAGAAATTCGCACCTCGCTGCTCAACGCTGCTGGGCCGCGTTCACGCGTGGTCCGGCTATATCACGGAGGCAAAGGACTGTAATGGCTCGTTATCCGACGCTTACCCGTAACGGATTCTTGCTGCCGTCAAATATCAAGGCCAGTTACGAAGGCGCCGGGGAGGGTCGTCGTTCCGCTGGTTGGGATGCGCCCGACAATGGCTTGAACACCATCAACACTCCGGCGCTGCGCAATCTGCGCTCCCGTTCGCGGGCCGCAGTGCGCAACGACCCGTATGCTTTCAACGTTATCGAAAAACGCGTCAGCAACCTGATCGGCACCGGCATCAACCCCCGGCCGAAGACGGACGACGACGCCCTGCGTAAGCAACTGCAGGATCTGTGGGAAGACTGGGTCGATGAGTCGGACGCCGATGACCTCACCGACTTCTACGGTCAGCAGGCGCTCGCTGCGCGCACGGTCGAAACCTCCGGCGAATGCTTTATTCGGTTGCGACCACGCAGTCTGGACGATGGTCATGCAGTGCCACTGCAATTGCAGTTGCTCGCACCGGAGTTCGTGCCGCACGACAAATTCGAAACCACTCGCGACGGCAACGTGATCCGTGCCGGCATCGAATTCAACCCGGTCGGCAAGCGCGTGGCGTACTGGATGTATCGCTCGCACCCGGGCGATCCCTCGGCATTGAATGCCGGCTACAACCAGCTTGTGCGGGTGCCCGCCACTCAGGTGCTGCACATCTTCGAGCCACTGGAGCCCGGACAGCTGCGGGGGGTGCCGCGCTTGTCGCCGGTGCTCAAACGCTTGCGCAGCCTCGACAACTACGACGACGCGGTGCTGTTTCGCCAAGAGGTCGCGAACCTGTTCGCGGGTTTTATCACCCGCCCGCCGCCTGACTCCGGTCCCATGCCGCGCGACCCGGTTACCGGTCAGCCGCTGGTGACCGACCGCGACGGCTTCACACCAATGGTCGCACTTGAGCCCGGCACTATGCAGGAGCTCGGGCCGGGCGAGGAGGTGGAGTTCTCCAAGCCGCCGGACGCGGGCAACAACTACCCGGATTTCATGCGACAGCAACTGATGGCCGCTGCTGCCGGTACCGGCACACCCTACGAGATCCTCACCGGCGACATGCGCGAGATCAACGACCGCGCGTTACGCGTTGTGCTCAACGAGTTTCGCCGTCGGCTGGAGCAGCTGCAGTTCAGCGTTTACGTGCATCAGCTGTGTCGTCCGGTTCGTGCCGCGTGGATGGACATGGCGGTGCTGTCCGGTGCACTAGTGCTGGAGGATTACGCCCAACGACGGCGCGAGTATCTACGAACGCGCTGGGTGCCGCAGGGCTGGGCCTACATCCAGCCGGTGCAGGATGTGCAGGCGCGCACGATGGAAGTCAAAGCCGGCTTCGCCTCGCGCAGCGAGATGGTGCTGCGCACCGGCTACGACGCCGAAACGGTCGATGCGGAGAACGCCGCTGATCTCGCCCGGGCCGTTCGCCTGGGCCTCAACTACAACACCCTCGACGTCATCGAGTCGCTCGACGACAAGGAGCAACCATGAGCAAACAAGCGCGACCGCGCATTTACAACAAGGCCGGCGAGCGCGTGCAGGTATCGGAAAAAAGCTGGTACGCCATGCAGGCCAACGGCGAAGCCGGGCAACGCACCATTGAGGTGTTTGTCTACGGCGAGATCGGTAATTGGGGCATCACCGCCAATCAGTTTGTCCAGGATCTGCGCGCCATGGACGACGGTGTGTCGCCCGTCGTGGCGGCGTTTAACAGCGTCGGAGGTGATCTATTCGATGGGCTGGCGATGCACAACGCACTGTCGCGGTTGGGCGAGCGTTGCACCGGCCGAGTCGATGCGCTGGCCGCGAGCGCAGCCAGCGTTGCTGTGTGTGGTGCGCACCGTGTGGTGATCGCGTCCAACGCCATGTTGATGATTCACAACCCGTGGACCTACGCCGCCGGCGATGCCGAAAGCTTTCGCAAGGTCGCCGATGTGTTGGACCAGACCATGGAAGCGATTATCGCGGCCTACAAGGCCAAAGCCCCTGACATCGACGAGCCCGAGCTGCGCCGCCTGGTGGCGGCCGAGACCTGGTTGACGGCAAACGAAGCGGTGGCCTTGGGTCTGGCCGATGAGATCGGCGATGGCGTCAAAGTCAAAGCGTGTTTGGGGCAGGGCGCCGTCCTGCAGCGTTTCCAGCATGCACCGGCCGCACTGCTGGCTCAACTGGATGAACCGACCGATCCGGAGCACGAACCCACACCGGAGCCGGCGCCGCCGATCCCGGATGACCCGCCGGCGCCGGTGACCAATGCCGCACAACTCGCGGTGCTGATCAGCCAGCGTTGCACAGCGGCGGGTATCAGCAACCTGATCGAGCCGCTGCTCGCTGTCACTAAGCTGGAAAGCGAAGCGGTGGTGCAGGTGGCGCTGACCCAGGCGAAAGCCATCAACGATTTGTGCGTCGCCGCGCGGTTACCGGAGTTCAGTGCCGAGTACGTTTCGGCCGGTCTTGATACCTCGGCGGTGCGTGCCCGGCTCTTCGACAAACTGGTAGGCAGCGGCAAAGGCTTCGAGATCGACAACAGCCTTCCGCTGGCCGATGACCCTCCGCCGAAAGTGCAGGCCAAGCAAATCGACCAGCCTTCGATCTGGTCCGCACGCCAAGCGGCGCAGACCGGCAAACGAACCTCACTTACTGGAGTTACTGCATGAATATTCAACGTGAACCGATGCACGCCGGGGAATTCCTCCTGTCCGAGGGCGCCGGCACCATTTCCCGCGAAGCAATCAACGTCGCCGCCGGCCCGGCGCTGGAGCCTGGACAGATACTCGGTCTGGTCACCGCCACCGGCGAATTCGCGCCGTATAACCCGACCGCTGAAGACGGCAGCGAGAACGCGCAGGCGATTCTCTTCGGCCCGTTGAGCACGTCCGACATTGTTCGTCGCGGGCGCGCCGTGGTGCGTCTGGCCGAGGTCAGCGAAGCACACCTGACCGGTCTGGATCTGGCCGCCGAGAAAGCGCTGGCTGCCCATAACGTGATCGTCCGTTAACGCGATCAACTTCGAATTTTCAGCCCGCCCTGTGCGGGTTTTTTGTTTTCTGGAGACTGCTTCATGGCTGACATTCAAATCTTCAACGACGAGGCATTTTCGGTGTCTTCGTTGACCGCCGCCATCAACGAACAGGAATACGTACCCGGGCGCATTGGCAGTTTGGGTCTGTTCCAGGAGGAGGGCATCACCACCCTGACAGTACAAATCGAGAAAGACGGCGACACCCTCGCCTTGGTACCGGCCGGTGAGCGCGGCACCTCCGGTCTGGTGGTTTCGGGCAGCAAGCGCAACCTGATTCCGTTCAACACCGTGCACCTGCCTGAGCGCTTCACCATCAAGGCTGACGAGATCCAGGGTATTCGCGCCTTCGGTACGCGCTCCGAGCTGCAGTCGGTGCAGGACGTCGTCAACAAACGTCTGGCCAAGGCGCGCCGCCAGCTGGACGTCACCCATGAGTTCCAGCGCCTGGGCGCACTCAACGGCAAGATCTACGACGCTGACGGCAAGACGGTACTGCTCGATCTTTATGAGCGCTTCGGTGTGCAGCGACAACGTATGCCGATGGAGTTCGCAAATCCCAAGGCAAATTTCCGCGTCAAATGTGGTGACGCGCTGGACATGCAGGAGGAGGCTCTCGGCACCGTGACGCGTAGCGGCTCGCGAGCGTTCTGCGGTAAGAACTTTTGGAATGCGATGTTGGAGCTCGAAGAGGTAAATAAGACGTATCTCAATACGCAGCAGGCGGCTTCGCTGCGTGGCGATGCCCGCGAAAGCTTCGACTACGGCGGCATCACCTGGGAGCGTTATCGCGGCAAGATCGCCGGCATGACCTTCGTGCATGACGACAAGGCGCTGCTGATTCCCGAGGGCGTCCCGGACTTGTATATCTCGGTGTTTGCACCGGCCGACTACATGGAAACGGTCAACACTGAAGGCGTGCCGTACTACAGCAAGATCGAACCCTTGCCGTTCAACAAGGGCATGGTCGGTGAGGCGCAGTCCAACCCACTGCACATATGCACTCGGCCGCTGGCGCAGATCCTGCTGGAGATGTAGTCATGGGCATTCGCGAGCTGATGGCCGATGTCGACGACGTCGTCTTCGAAACCTTGGGCGACCGCGCGCGGGTCGAGGGACGCAGTGAACCGGTGCTGGGCATGTTCTCGGCGCCCTGGTTGCAACCGCGGATAGGTCGGATGAACACCGCCATTCGTGAGCCGCGCTTCGAGGTCCGCGTCGCTGACGCCGATGGTTTGAGCAAGGGGCTGCTGGTAAGCGTTGACGTACCGGAACTGGACGGTGGTGGGGACTACGATCTGCTGCAGCTTGAACCCACCGGTGATGGCCTGGTCGCCTTGATTCTGAGAAAACGGCCATGAGTGTCGGCAGCTACTTCAAACCCTCGGCCGGCGGCGGGATGATCTCGCTGCAAACCTCAGCGGCAGACCTGAAAGCTTTTCAGGATTTTGCTGCCCTGTTGCCAAAGGCCGCCGCCGCTGCTCAGCGTCGAGCCATCAACAAAACCCTGCGATGGCTCGCCACGCAAATTGCCCGCGCCGTTGGCCGACAGGAACGCATTGCGGTCGCTGCTGTGCGGCAGCGCCTGCGGGCCTACCCGGTTAGTGGCGGTGCCAACAGCGGCAAATTGTGGTTCGGTCTGAACGCGATGGAGGCCAGTCGCATTGGTCGGCCTCGGCAGAGTCGGTCCGGTGTGTCGGTAGCCGGTCGGCGCTTTCAGGGCGCGTTCTTCAAGAAGGTCTACGGCAACAGCGCGGACGTCTGGATCCGCACAGCGAGCAAGTATTTCGACGTCAGTGACTACCCCGACAGCGATGTCAGCGGGGCGGGCGGCGCCAGTTCAGGCTGGATCGCCGAGCACGGTAGTCGTTTTCCGCTGGCGAAAGCCAAGGTATCGCTGGAGCAGGCACGGCCACACTTCGAAAGCTGGGTGCGAAAAGCTGACGAACAACTGGTGCATGTCCTGCAGCAGGAACTCAATTTCGAAGTGCAGAAGCACTTGAAGGGGAAATGACGTGACGGATGAAGTCGACGAGCCGTTCAGTCTTGAGCGGCTGTATCAAGCCATCGAGCGGCGCATTCAGGATCATTTGCCGGACCTTGAGATCGTTGCAGCTTGGCCGATCATCGAAAGCAGCATTCCACTGCCGGCGGTGCTGGTCGAACTCGCAGAAATGGAGCCAGGCGTTGACCCGGGAACGGGCGAGACAGGCCTGTCCTGCAAGTTCGAGGCGCGGGTGATTACCGATCCGATCCAGCCCGATCACCACCAACAAGCGGTGTTTATCGTCGGGCAATTGGCTGTGTTACTGCGGATGCAATCCTGGGGTGTAGAGGTCGAACCGGCCGAGTTCGTTCAGGCCATGCCGGACTGGACCAAGCCAGAGCTGGATGGCTACACGGTCTGGGTCGTGGAATGGACGCAGCAGATCTACCTTGGCGAAGCGCAATGGCCGTGGCCAGATCAGCCGCCGGGCACGCTGCTGTTTGGCGTTGATCCTGATGCGGGGCCAGCCAACCGGGACAAGTATTTTGCACCGGAGAGTCAGGCATGAGTGGTGGCTATGTGAGCGCCCAGCATGACCGCATGCTCGCTGGGCTGGTGAAGGACTGCTATGTGGTGGCGGTGGATCTCGCTGCGTCACCACCGGTGTGCCGGGTGTCCGACGGTGAATGGGTCAGTGGCTGGGTGCGCTGGCACAGCGTCGCCGCCGGCAAGGCACGGCATTGGCGGGCGCCGAGCCTCAACGAGCAGGGCACCCTGTTCAGTGCCAGTGGCGAGGTGGCGCAGGGCACATTCATTCCCGGACTTTATGGCAATGGCGGCGCGCCGCCGGACAATCGCGATCACGTCGAAGTCTGGCGTTTCGACGATGGCGGATCTCTGGTCTACGACTGGCAGACGAGCAGCTACACCATCAGCGTGCCGAGCGGCACGGTCACGATCAGGGTCGGATCAACGCTGGCCGAAGTCACTGACAATGCCGTCGCCGTGAAGTCCGGAACGATCGATCTGGAGGGCGTTGTGAACATCAAGGGCCAGGTCAACATCGACGGCCCGCTGCACGCTACCCAAAGCATCACCAGCGATGCCGACATTCTGGCCGCCGGTCAAAGTGACAATCATCACAAACACTAACTCAACATTTATTCAGCCCGCCGCGTGCGGGCTTTTTCATGCCTGGAGCTCCCATGGCCAAACATCAAGATGAATCCACTGTGCCTGAGTCCACCCCCATCAGCCCAGTGCTGATGCCCATGGCCGTGACCTTTCGCGACACGCTCTATACCTCGCGCACTGTCGTCCTGCCGGACGGCCGCACGCTCACCGTGGCGAAAAACAAGGTTACGGTCGATTGCGCCGACGATGTAGCGCTGAAAACGCTCAAAGCCCATGCCGAGTTCGAGCAACTCAAGGAGTAAACCTGATGATCGGAATGGATCGCCACACCGGGCAACCCATCTCCGGCATCGAGCATTTACGCCAGTCCGTCGGGGACATCCTCGGCACGCCATTGGTGAGTCGCCGTGAGCGTCCTGAGTACGGCAGCAAACTGCGGCGCATGGTCGACCTGCCTGTCAACGAGGGCTGGAAAAGCGCCGTGCAGGCTGAAGCCGCCCGGGCGCTGGGGCGGTGGGAGCCACGGTTGAAGCTGGAACGGGTGCGTGTGCTGTCCGTGCTGGGCGGCAAAATCAACATACAAGTCAGCGGCGAATACCTCGGTGTGCGCGGCACGTTGGAGGTGTGGGTATGAGTACCCTGGTGGATCTGTCGGAGCTGCCGGCACCGGACGTGCTGGAACCGCTGGATTTTGAAGAAGTGTATGGCGAAGCTCTCGACGTGTTTCGCGACCACATGGGCGGGAACTGGACGGCCTCTCTGGAAAGTGATCCGGTGACCAAGCTGTTGGAGGTCGCCAGCTACATCAAGCTCGGCAACCGGGCACGGGTCAACGACGCGGCCAAATCGCAACTGCTGGCCTATGCGACGGGCGCCGATCTGGATCACCTTGCGGCTAACGTCAATCTCAAGCGCCTGGTGATTCAACCTGCCGATCCGCTGGCGGTACCACCGGTCGAGGCGGTGATGGAATCACACGACGCTCTGCGCGAGCGTGTGCAATTGGCCTATGAGGGACTGACCACCGCAGGGCCGCGTAACAGCTACATCTTGCACGCACGCAACGCGTCGGCGCTGGTGGCGGATGCCACGGCGGAAAGCCCATCACCTGCCTGTGTGGATGTCACGGTGTTGGGCCTTGAAGGTGACGGTACGGCCGGCCCTGAATTGTTGAAGCTGGTTGCCACGGCGGTCAATGAGGACGACGTGCGCCCGGTGGGGGACCGCGTCACGGTACGTGGTGCACAGATCCTGCGCTACCGCGTCGACGCGGTGCTGCACATGAAAGGTACCGGACCGGAAAACGACGCCGCGCTTTCCGAGGCGATCAAGCGGCTTGAGGCCTGGATCAATCCGCGCCGCCGGTTGGGCGTCGAGGTGGCGCGCTCTGGCGTCGATGCGCAATTGCACGTTGCCGGTGTGGCTCGCGTGGAGCTGAAGGACTGGCTGGATCTCAAGCCGACCAAGGCGCAGGCGGCGTACTGCACCGGCTATTCCGTCGTGTTGGGAGGTTGATATGCGCAGTCTTTTGCCGCTCAACAGCACTCCCTTGGAACGGGGTATCGAGGCGACGTTCGCCGAAGACACGTTGATTCCGTTGCGAACCTTGTACAACCCCGACACCTGTCCAGTGCACCTGCTGCCGCATCTGGCTTGGGCCTGGTCGGTCGACCGCTGGGATCCGGCGTGGTCTGAGTCGGTCAAGCGCGCAGCCATCAAGGCGTCGTTCTTCATCCACAAACACAAGGGCACCATCGGCGCTATACGTCGAGTGGTCGAGCCGCTGGGCTACCTGATCGAGATCGTTGAATGGTTTAACACCGTGCCGCAGGGGGTGCCGGGCACCTTCGCGCTGAAGGTGGGGGTGCTGGACACCGGCATCACCGAGGAAATGTATCTCGAACTTGAACGCCTTATCGACGACGCCAAGCCCGTCTCCCGGCACCTCACCGGGCTGGCAATCAGCCTTGAAACGCAAGGCAACCTTAATGTTGGCGTGAGCCTGTACGACGGCGACGAACTCGACATCTACCCACCTGAAATGCAGGCCATCGACGTAACCGGCACCTTCGGTGTGGTCGGTCGTGAACACACCATAGACACTCTGGATATCTATTCATGATTGATGCGAACTCTAAGTTCTTCGCGATCCTGACGGACGTGGGGGCAGCTAAACTGGCAAACGCCAACGTCTTGGGCGTGCCATGGAATATCACGGAAATGGGGCTAGGGGATGCGAACGACACTGACCCTCAGCCCAGTGCCAAGCAAACCAAACTGATCAACGAGTGGCGCCGCCGGCCGTTGAATCAGCTAAAGATCGACCCGGTCAACGCAGCGGTAATCATCGCCGAGCAGGTCATTCCAGCCGATGAGGGCGGCCGCTGGATTCGCGAGGTCGGGTTGTACGACGCGGACGGCGATCTGGTGGCAGTTGCAAACTGTGCCCCAAGCTTCAAGCCTATCCTGTCGCAGGGTTCGGGTCGCACGCAGGTGGTGCGGATGAACCTGATCGTTTCCAGTACCGCGAACATCAGCCTCAAGATTGATCCATCCGTGGTGCTGGCGACGCGAGAATATGTCGATTCGCGCATTCTGGAAGAGCTGAGCAAGCTCGACATCAAGCAGTCGGTGCGCGCCGCCACCACAGCCAACATCAATCTTGTTGGTCTGCAGACGATTGACGGTCTCGCGCTCGCGGCCGGTGACCGGGTGCTGGTGAAAAATCAGGTGGCCACCAAGGATAACGGGCCATATGTGGTGGCAGTGGGTGCCTGGTCACGAGCCAAGGATGCTGACAGCAACACCAAGGTAACGCCCAACCTGACAGTGGCGGTCGAGGCCGGTACTACGCAGGCTGACACGATCTGGCAATTGGTGACCGACGGCCCGATTGTCGTGGGCACCACGGCGCTCACATTCAAGGACATAACAGACGGTTTCGCTCGGCTGTTATCACCAAGTTTTGCTGGTAATCCTACGGCCCCGACGCCTGCGCAATTCGACGTGAGCAAATCGCTGGCGACGACTGAATACGTGAAGCGACGCGGCATTGAGTTCTCAGGCTTCACCACGAACTCCGCAAATTTGGTGATGACCGCTACACATGTTGGCGGACTTCATAGCTTCTCCGACGCTGCACAGCTCACGGCGACCTTGCCACCAACGGCAGGCATCGCGTATGCGGCCACTATCACGCTGGCCTGCGCCGGGCCGGGTGGGTTGAAAATCGTCGGTTCGGGTACCGATCTGGTCTACACCTCTACCGGCGTTTCTGGGCCGCTGGTGTTGGCTTTGGGCGACACTGCCGAATTCATCCGCTTGCAGGATCAGTGGCGGCTGGTCGGTGGAACGGCGGCTCTGCGCTTTGCTGGGACTATGAGCGGCCCGAACTTCGTCACGCCGCCGAAGTTCGATAGCAGCCTGCGCCTCGCTACGACGGAGTTTGCGCAGCGGGCGCAGGGTAGTTATGCCGATTCGGTTTCTTACAACGGCAACACAACGTTGACTGCTGCAGATGTCGGGCGTTTGGTTGCCATCGGTGGAACGTCTGCAACGGTCACCTTGCCAGATGCCGGTTCCGTGCCTCTGGGGGCGGTGATCACCGTGCTCGCGAGTGCGACGGCAGGGCTGATGATTCAGGCCAAGGCCGGCCAGTCTCTGGTCAGTCTTTCCAGCGTGGCCGGCCCTCTTGCGGTGCTGTCGTCGAGCATGTCGGTTTTCAGGCGGCTGAATGACGGTACAGGCTGGGTGCTGGAGGATGGCGACTCGGCTCTGAAATACTCGCCACTGTTTGCCTGCTCTCTCGGTACGACCGGCTGGCGGAGATTGCCTTCAGGTGAAATTGAACAGTGGGGACTGACGGGTGGAGCTGGGACGAATGTTGTAACCCCAATTTCTTTCCCGTCGGTGTTTCCTACCGCTTGCCTGAGTGTGCATATGACCTATGTGGATACCGGCGTACAGGCTCCAGCCTCAAGGGGTGGCCCGGTTCAGGTCGGTAGTGTTACGAAGACGGGATTCAACTATTCGCATTCCGGCACAAACAGTTCAGGGCCGCAGCATTTCTGGACGGCCAGAGGATATTAAGGAGCGCCCATGTTTTACAGAGCGATCGATAACGGCTTTTATAGCCCTGTTATTCACGCCTTTATTCCGCTGGATGCGGTAGAAATTTCCGACAGCCTCTACTTTGAACTGCTCAGGGGGCAGGAGAGTGGAAAGCGTATTGAGCCAGATCGTCAGGGCAATCCCAGGCTTGTAGAACCGCCGCCGCTTGATGAGCAGACGCTTGCGGCTATTGAGCGCGCCTGGCGCGATGCGCAATTAGCGCTGACCGATCCGCTGGTGTCCCGGCATCGTGACGAAGTCGAGGAGAGCGGTTCGACTTCAATCACGGCTGAGCAGTATGCAGAGCTGCAGACCTACCGCCGGCAGTTGCGCAACTGGCCGCAAGGTTCGCAATTTCCGCTCACCGAGCATCGCCCGTTAACACCGAGCTGGCTGGCCACGCAAATCACTTAAACGCCCCGCACTCACGGGGCGTTTTTCATTCCGCCAAACGTAACACCAACACCTTGAGCCTCGCACACACGCGGGGCTTTTTCGTTTCTGGAGAACGAGCCTTATGAGTTTCTTTCACGGCGTCACGACCACGGCGGTCGATACTGGCGCACGCACTATCTCGCTGCCGTCTTCCTCGATCATCGGCTTGTGCGACACCTTCAGCCCTGGCTTAGTGGGCGGCGGTACGGCCAAGGCCGGCGAGCTTAAGCTGATCACCACCGAGCGTGAAGCCATTGCAGCGTTCGGCGCCGACTCAGCGATCACCAAAGCCTGCCAGGCGATTTACGCCAAGGCCAAGGCGGTGATCGTCGCCATCGGTGTACCGAAGATGGACGACCCGGCGCTGCAGACCTCGGCCATCATCGGCGGTATTTTGGAATCCGGTCAGCGTACTGGCCTGCAGGCGCTGCTCGACGGCAAGAGTCTGTTCAACGCCCAGCCGCGATTGTTGATCGCCCCCGGCCATTCGGCGACGCAAGCGGTGGCAACGGCCATGGATAGCCTGGCGCAGAAGCTTCGCGCCATTGGCATCATCGACGGGCCATGCACGACCGACGAGGCCGCCATGGCTTACGCGAAAAACTTCGGCAGTCGCAACCTGTTCATGGTCGACCCCGGTGTGCAGTTCTGGGACACCGGCAAAAGCAAGACGGTGGATGCGCCGGGTTCGGCCTGGACTGCCGGCCTGTTTGCCTGGACGGATGCCACTTACGGCTTCTGGGCCTCGCCGTCAAACAAGGAATTCACCGGCATCACCGGTACCACCCGTGCGGTCGAGTACCTGGATGGCGATGAGACCTGCCGAGCCAACCTGCTCAACAACGCGAACATCACCACGATCATTCGTGACGACGGTTTCCGTCTCTGGGGCAACCGCACGCTGTCGAGCGATCCGAAATGGGCATTCGTCACCCGCGTGCGCACATTGTTCATCCTCATGGATGCGGTACAGGCCGGCCACAAATGGGCGGTCGACCGCTCGATTACCAAGACCTACGTCAAGGACGTCACCGACGGCCTGGAAGCGTTCATGCGCGACCTGAAAAATCAAGGCGCGGTGATCAACTTCGAGGTGTTCCCGGATCATGAATTGAACACGGCCAGCCAGATCGAGCAGGGCAAGGTGTACTGGCGGATCCGCTTCACCGACGTGCCGCCGGCTGAAAACCCGAACTTCCTTTTTGAGGTCACCAACGAGTGGATGACCGAAGTGCTTGAACCTGCCTAAGGAGGCACCCTGATGATTCCTGAAGTTCTCTCCAACTGCGCCGGTTTTATCGACGGCGTCAGTTTTTCCGGTGAAATGCCGAGTCTCACTTTGCCCAAGGTGGTCCTGAAAACCGAAGCCTACCGAGGCGGCGGCATGGCCGGCGAGGTCGAGATCCCGACCGGCGTGGAAAAGCTCGAGGCCGGTTTCACCACCAACGGTGTACGCCGCGAAGCACTGAAGTTTTTCGGCCTGTCTGATCGCACCGCCTGCAGCGCGGTGTTCCGAGGCTCATTCAAAGGCCTCAAGGGCAAGGTCACCCCGGTGATTGTCACCATGCGTGGCGGCATCAAGGAAGTCGACATGGGTGACTGGAAACCCGGCGACAAGGCTGAGACCAAACACAGCATGGCACTCACCTACTACAAGCTCGAAGTTGCCGGCCGAGTGGTTTACGAGATCGACATGCTGGGGATGGTCCTGGTCGTCGACGGCGTCGACCAGCTCGCTGATGAACGTTCGGCCCTCGGCCTTTAAGGACAAGATGAAATGACGCAAACCAATCAAGCCACTCAAGAAAAACCACTGCCAAGCTGGCTGCAACTGACCGAGGAAGGCTTTCGCATCTCATTGCGACACCCCACCGAGCTGTCGGGTGTGCTGGTCGACACGCTGACCATCCGTGCGCCGTGCGTGCGAGACATTCGAGCCGCGCAAGCGACCTGCAACGGCGATGAAGAAAAGCGCGAAATGTCGCTGTTTTCCTCGCTGACTCAGACCCCGGAACAGGATCTGATGGCCCTCAAGCTGGTCGACTACATGCGCCTGCAAAAAGGCTATTTTCGTCTGGTCCAAGACGACGAGGTTTGATGGACCAACGTTGAAAGGGCTGGCCAAGCGGCTGGCCAAGGAGACCGGTTTCTCGGCTGTCGAGATCATGGCCATGCCCTTCAACGACATCGTGTGGTGGCTCACGGACTGAGCCATTTCCAATCATCCTCGATCCCAGGGACACGCACATGGCGAAGAACCTCGCACTCGGCTTTGTCATCGGCGGCGCCGTCGATCCGACGGTGGGCAAAGCGTTCAAGGACGTCGAAAGCAAGATCAAGCACCTGGACACGGTCGGCAGCAAAGCCCGGGTGCTGCAGAACACCATCGGCGACACCATGCGTCTGCGTGAGCAATGGCACAAGGCGCACGCCACCGGCGCCGCCGGTGCCGACAAGCTGTTGTCCAAATACGAAAAGAACCTCGACCTTCTCAAGAAACAGGGCGTCGAGGTCGGGCGCTTGAGCAAGGCCTACGCCACGATGGGTCGCGTTGCGGCCGGTGCCGAACTCAAAGCGCTCGGCCACCGGCAACTGGATGAAGGTCGGCAGGGCATGAAAAGCACCCTCGGCCAGGCCGGTGCCCTGACGGCCGCCGTGGCCATCCCGACGAAGGTCAGCGCGGACTACGGCGCGATCATTCGCGACATCGCGATCAAGGCCAACATTGCCAACACGCCAGAAGAAACTCAGCTCTCCAAAACTGTGATCGACACGTCGCGTGATACGGGCATGGCGCGCAACCAGGTCGCCGAGTTGGTCAATGCCCTGGTCGGCGCCGGCATGGAGCTGGACAAGGCACTGGCCTATGCGCCGACGGCGGCCAAGTTCGCTGTGGGGCAGGGATCGGATGGCACGGAAACCGCCAAGATGATCAACGCCCTGGGGCAGAACGCCAAGATCACCGATCCGGCTGTGATGCAAAAGGCCTTGGAGGCCATCGCCTATCAGGGGCAGGCAGGCAGTTTCGAAGCGGTCGACATGGCCAAGTGGTTTCCTGAGCTGTTGGCCGGCATGGGCAAGCTGGGCATCACCGGCATGGACTCGGTGTCGCAATTGGGCGCGATGTTGCAGGTGCAGATGAAGACTGCCGGCGGCTCGGACGAAGCGGCCAACAACCTCAAAAACTGGATGGAGAAAATAGGCTCGGGTGAAACGGTCAAGGCCTACCAGAAGGCCGGGATCGACTATAAGGGGTCGATGCAGACGGGTTTGCAGAATGGCAAATCCACACTGGAATCCAGTTTTGCGCTGGCCCAGAAGTACATTGAAGCGACCGATCCGAAGCGGGCGGCCGAGATGGCCAAGGCCACAGCGGCGATCAGTAAAGAGGCTGATCCCGAGAAAGCCAAAGCTATGATGAAGTCGCTGGAGGAGGCTTTGCGTACCGGTGACCTGTTCGCTGATATGCAGGTCAAGGCCGCTTTGACAGCGTACATGCAGAGCAAGGATCTGTATGAGCAGTTGAAGAAAGACTCGGCCAATGCCACCGGGATCCTCGACAAGAACCTGGCGGAGCGCCGGCAAACGTCTGCGCAAAAGTGGTCCGAGATGGCCCAGAGCATGGATGATGCCATGCGCAGCATCGGTGATGCGATTCGCCCGGTCACTGATGCGGTGGCGGATGGGATCACGAATGTCAGCCGTCAGCTCGCGGGACTGTCCGATGAGTCACCGCGTTTGGTGACGGCTATCGGTACCGCTGTGGCGGGCATGATCGCGCTCAAGGGGGCCGTCAGCGCATTCAAGATGGGTAAGGGCCTGATGAATATCGGGCGCGGCACCTTGATGGGCAACCCGAACATTCCGCAAAAGGTCATCGTCACCAACCTTTCGGCCATGGGCGGCGGACTGGATGCCGGCGACTTCGATACCGGTCGTGATGGAAAAAAAGGAAAGGGCGGAAAAGGCGGTAAGGGCGGCGGCAAAGAGGGTATCACCCGTGGAGGCGGGGGTGGTCCTAGCGTTGGCTCTGTGGTGAAAGGAACCGCCGTGATCGCCATCGCTGAAGCGGGATACAAGGCCTGGGATACCTACCAGAATGCCGAAACTCAGGATGAAAAAGCCGAAGGGTATGGGCAAGCGGCGGGTGGCTTGGCTGGCACACTGGCCGGTGCTGCAGCTGGGGCCGCTATCGGATCGGCCATTCCCATCATTGGCACCATGGTCGGTGGATTGATTGGTGGTTATCTCGGTTACATGGGCGGCGACGCACTCGGCGGCTTTGCGGGCAAAGAGCTGTTCGGAACCCCTGACTCACTCAAGAAGGTGCCGGATGCCGGGCCGCTGATGATGGTTAATGCCGGGCAGAACATTCCGCCGGTAATGGGCGATGTCGCCCGTTCATTCGCGCCGGTACCAGTCGTCAAAGACATGGTTCAGCCGCAACCGAAAATGTTGCCGCTGCTGACCGGTGCTGCGCCCGTACCTCAAGCGACTCTCGACAGTCCCAAGCCGCTACCGGCTCCGATGCAAGCGCTGCCGGCACAGGTTCCAAAGTCACCTGTTTCCAAGCCTCTGTTGCCTGAACGGAAGCCGACTGCAACAGCATTGGGGGATGTCACGCGTGCATTGAATCAGACGGCATCCCCGGCGGTACCGGCGATGCTCGCACCGCCTGTTGCTGCGAAACCCCAGTCGACCAAGGTTGAGCAGCGGTTCGATATTCAGGCGCCTCTGCATGTCACCGTACAGGGCGACGTAAAGGATCCGGCGCAACTGGCGCGAGAGCTTCAACCCTACATCGATCAGCAGTGGCGTCAGTCCACCCAGCAGTTGCAAAACCGCTCGCTGTTCGACGAACCGCATGTGTAACGAGGAGAGCCAATGGCCTACATGGAACAGCTGCAATCGGGACTGAAGAATCTTGCAGCAGCGGGAGAGAGCGGTCGGCGCAGCCTCGACGGCATGATGGGGCCAGTCAACGGTGCCATCAGCGAGATCAGCGGCGCGGCCTCGGAGCTGGAAGGGATTCCCTTTGTCGGTCCGGCGATTGGAGCAAAGCTGCAGCGTGTCATGCGTGGCGTCAATGCCGCTCAGGCCAAGGTCGGCCAGGTGGTGGCCACGTACAACAAAGCTACGCGTGCCGTATCGCAGATCGATGAGCGCATGGGCGAGCTGAAGGAACAGGCCGCCCGGGCGTCCACCGCAATCAACAAAGTCGCCGGCAAGGTCAGCCCGTCGCTGGCCAACATCGTGCCGACCGGTTCGCTGGGTGGTGATGCCACCCCATTGCCGGAAGCGGTGAAGCCGTTCCCGCATCTGCTGATCGTGCAACCACAGGATCCGCAGGCGCGGCCCTACTACTTCAATCTGGACACCGCAGCCTTTGATGAACTGCGGCGCTCGACTGAGTTTAGATGGGCTTCGCAGGAGCGACTCACCCGTCGGCCGGCGCAGCAAGCGGTGGGCATCGGTGAGGAAAAGATCACGCTCAAGGGCGCGATCTTTCCCGGCTTCAAAGGCGGGATCAAACAACTGGACACTCTGCGCAGCCTCGGTGCCCAACTCAAGCCGCTAACCTTGACTACCGGCTATGGCGACGTGCTCGGCACCTGGTGCCTGAAAAACGTTGAAGAAGAACAGAGCACGCTGCTGCAGGGCGGGATCCCGCGCAAGCAGGCGTTTACTTTGGAGTTTGTGCGTTATGGCGACGACCTGCAGAACGTCTGATGGGGATCTGCTGGACACCCTTTGTTACCACGCCTATGGGCATCTTGAGGGCACGGTTGAGGCGGTGCTCGATGCCAATCAGGGCTTGGCCGATGAGGTGCAACCTTACCGCGCCGGCATCGTAATTGAGCTGCCGGATCTACCTGGTCCTATTGAAGAAGGCGTAGCACTGTGGAATTGATTGACTATAGTCAGCGCGTAGGACTTGAAGTTCCTGCAGTTACGACCCCTTCAGAACCCGCCTCGTGCGGGTTTTTTTATGGAAAAAATAAATGACCCCCGCCTTCCGAATCGTCGCCGACGGCGCCGACATCACGCAGCGGATCAACGACCGACTGCTGCAACTCAAAACCACTGACAAGCCTGGTATGGAGTCCGACGAATTCGAACTGCGCATCGACGACCGCGACGGCGCGGTGGTGCTGCCTCCACGCGGGGCCAGCATCGAGATTTTCCTCGGCTATACAGAAACCAAATTGACTCGCATCGGCCGTTACATCGTCGATGAGATCGAGTTATCCGGCCCGCCGGATACGCTGGCGATCACTGGCAAGGCCAGCGACATGCGCGGCAGTGGCAAGACCGTGCGCAGCGGCAGTTGGGAGAACGTACCGTTGTCGCGGATCGTGGCTGATATCGCTGCACGCAATGGCTGGCAGCCTGTGTGCTCAGTGCAAACCAAAGTGCCGCGTGCCGATCAGCTGAATGAATCGGATTTCAATTTCATCACACGTCTGGCCAAGCAGTACGACTGCACCGCCAAAGTCGCCGACGGCAAGCTGCTGGTGATGTCACGCCAAGGCGGGCAGAGCGCCTCGGGCAAGTCTTTCGGTGTGGTCCTGATTCAACGGCGCGACGTCAGTCGCTTTCAATTTCGTCTTGGTGATCGCAACACGCACAAGGCGGTATCGACCAAGCACCAGGACAAGAAAACCGGAAAGCTCGCGGTGGTCACCTTGGATAACGACGAATCGCCGGACGGGTTGCCGCCGGTGCACAGCGACCGCCATATCTACCCGAACAAATCCGCGGCCGAAGCCGCCGCCAAGGCACGCTTAACCGCCTTCAATCGGTCCACCGCAGGCGTCCGGTTGGAAATGGCCGGACGCACCGACCTATTCGCCGAGCGCTCGATCAATGCCCAGGGTTTCAAGGTCGGTCTCGATGGTGAGTACTTGGTCGACTCGGTGGAGCAAGTGTTCACCCAGGCCGGCTGGAGCACGACAGTCGAGTGCAACGGCGGCAAGAAGGGTAAAGCCAAAGCCAGGGGCAAGACGAAAAAAGCGGCGAAGGATCTGAAGGTCGTTCAGCTCAAGCAATAGCGCCATTCTCACAACTTAAGGAGACATCGATGTCACTGACCGAACAGCAACTGCAATCCATCATGCCCAACGCCCGCCGCCAAGCGGGCGTTTTTGTATCCGCCCTCAACGCAGCCATGGCCCATCGGCAGATCAACACACCGAAACGGCAAGCCGCGTTCCTGGCGCAAGTCGGTCACGAGTCGGGTCAGTTGCAGTACGTCCGGGAACTGGGCGGCGACCAGTACCTGAGCAAATACGACACCGGCACCCTGGCTGCGAAACTGGGTAACACCCCGGCAGCGGATGGTGATGGTCAGCGTTATCGCGGTCGGGGTCTGATCCAGGTCACCGGCCACGACAATTATCTGCGCTGCAGCTTGGCGCTGTTCGGTGACGAGCGCTTGCTGCGGACTCCTGAGTTGCTGGAATTGCCGCAATGGGCTGCTGAATCGGCGGCATGGTTCTGGTCGGTGAATGGGTTGAACACGCTCGCGGATCAAAACGAATTCAACACGATCACCCGCAGGATCAACGGCGGTCTCAACGGCCTGCAGGATCGGCTGGAGTTGTGGGAGCGGGCGAGGGCGGTGTTATGCGTCTAGGTGAACTGATCCCTGCACCGTATCGGCTCTTGGCCAAAGGCTTGGTGCTGGTCGTCTTGGCCGGTGGTTCTGCGTCCATTAGCTGGCAAGTGCAGGATTGGCGCTACGGCAAACAGATCGCAGAGCAGGCCCGCTTCCACACCGAAACTCTCAATCAACTGAATCTGGCCTCGGCCGCGCAGCAGCGTGCCGAACAAGACAGGCGCCTCGCGCTCGAACAGCGTCTTGCTACCAGCGAGCAAACCCATTACCGAGCCTTGAACGATGTCCAACGTGATCAAGGTCGCCTGCGCGACCGCCTTGCCACTGCTGATCTGCGCCTGTCAGTCTTACTCGACGCCACCCCCGGCGCCTACAACGGATCGCTGTCGGCCACCACCGCCACCGGCGGCGTGGTTCATGGCCCCACAAGAGCCGAACTTGACCCAGCGCATGCTCAACGAATTGTCAGTATCACCGATGATGGTGATCGGGGACTGATCGCACTGGCTGCGTGCCAAGGTTATGTCAAAGCGATCACTTTCCAATGAAAAAAGCCGGGTTTCCCCGGCTTCTTTTATCAGACAAGCAACAGCGGCAGTACGTCTTGAAGCAGACGAACTACCTCAATTGCCAAGATCAACATCAAATGGCTAATGGACATTTTTGCATCCTCTTCGTGATGCTCAGTCGCCAAGCCCTTAGTCGCAAGCGACCAAGGGCCATGGCTCACCATCCATGATCTGTGCTACTTTTGATTCGCGAGAACCTGTGAAGCCAGCATCATTTCGGTGCCGAATCGTCCTAAGCGTTAACGATCCGTGGTTTTGCAGCAAGGCTGGAGGGTTGCCGCCCTTCAGCTTTTTTTTGCTTTTTTTTCTTACTTTCGTTTTTTCCTTTCATCAAACCGACAGGGGCCGTCGCCGGAATCTCGAATGAGACGTGGCGTTTCGGTTCTGTGTGGCTGATGGGAGTGATCTTAGAGCGGGCTTTAAAACTCGTCAATCGCGACCACAGACCTGTAGTGGGAAAAGTGAGGCAATTAAAAAATCGCTTTATTATATGTTTTTGTTTCGGCTTGAAGTGGCTGGAGGCCTTGATTTTAAAGGGTTTTGCGCTTCTTTGTTCTGGTTTTTTTTGCTGTTTTGGTAATGCTTATACTAACTTCAATTTAGTGTTCTTTCTTGTCGTTGGCCATTTTTTTGTTTGTGCTTGCAGTATTGGATCTACTGTTAAAAAAAAGAAGTTCCGTTTGTCGGGTTTGTTATTAAGGTATTTAAGTTGATTTTTTATTTTAAGTTAGTCGGAATATTTGCGTGTAGAGGTTAGTTTGTTTTTTAAGTTGATTTTGATAATCGGTCATCGCGCTGAAAGCCACGTCATTCGTGGCTTTCAGCGTGATTGGCTTCGCTAGATATACCCTTAAGACATACTCAAGCCCCCCCAAAAATAAAAAACTTGCACGAATGCGTTTTTTAGAGGAAAATCGCCTCAAAGACCTACCTTTGGTCATTTTTAGTACAATACGCAATCCCTCGTTCTTGGGACCCCTAGCGGTAGCTTTGTCCAAAACGTTTATTTTCTAGCTCCCTCCTCGTATCTAGATTCTCCAAATTCCCCCCTTCTTCGAAAAAAAATTATTTTTTTTGAAAAAAACCGCTTTCGATCGATTTTTTGGGTCGTATCTGCGTCCTTCGTCGTTGCTCAATCAGCTCTGCTGACCTGAATGGGGCGGGTGAATCGCTCGCCAGAAGGGTACGCATCGGTTGCCGGACAGTCTCCAGGTTGCGGGTTAATGGCGCGAGGTTGGGGAGGGGCGCTTATCGGATGCAGTGATGCTTAGGTTTAGGGTGCTCCCGTTGGTCTGATATTTCCCGCAAGAATTGACCGGAAGGCTTTCAAAAAGTTAACTGTATATTCGTACAGTATTGGAAGTCGTGCGTCATGAATTACTCAATTATAGGTCCGATCAGTGAGGGCGGCTCGAAGGTGCCGCTATGTCTCTTCCGCGTCCCGGCCGGCTTCCCCTCGCCTGCTGCGGATCACATCGAAGCGCAGATATCGCTAGATGAGGTGCTGAATATTCGTGCGCCACACGTCTACCTAGTGTCACTCGCCGGTGAAAGCATGCAAGGCGCCGGGATCTATGAGGGAGACCTGGCCATTGTCGATCGCTCCATTGAGCCGGCCCACGGCCACATCGTCATTGCGTTGTTGAACAATGAACCTATCTGCAAGCGCCTATGCCTTCGCGGTAGGGAAGTCATCCTGATGTCAGAAAACCCCAAGTATCCGCCACGCTACGTCCTTGAAGGTGACGAACTGGCGATCTGGGGTGTGGTCACAAGCAGCGTGCGCAGCCATGTCTAAAGCGCTGCCGGTATTCGGCCTGATCGATTGCAACAGCTTCTACGCCAGTTGCGAGCGGGTGTTTCGACCGGACCTGGCCAAAGTACCCATCGTGGTGCTGTCGAACAACGACGGCTGCGTCATCGCCCGGAGTTACGACGCCAAGCCCTACGTGAAAATGGGCGAGCCGTATTTTCAGATCAAGCCCAAGCTCAGGCAGCACGGCATCGTCCCGTTCTCCTCGAACTACGCGCTGTATGGCGACATGAGCGAACGTGTCATGACCCTGATCGAGTCGATGGTGCCGGCCGTCGAGGTGTACAGCATTGACGAAGCGTTCGTCGACCTCACCGGCATCAGTGGCTTGGATGGCCTCGGGCGCAAAATCCGTAGTCAAGTACTGCGTTGTACCGGTATTCCCGTCGGTGTCGGCATTGCGCACACGAAGACCTTGGCCAAGTTGGCCAATCACACCGCCAAGCGCCTGCAGGCGCAAACGGGTGGCGTCGTGAACATCTGTGATCCGGTCAAGCGCGACTGGGTACTGCGTAATACCGACGTGGCGGAGGTATGGGGAGTAGGACGGCGCATGAAAGTGCACCTCGACGAAATGGGGATCAAGACCGCCATGGATCTGGCCAAAGCAGACCCGCGGACGTTGAGAAAAAAATTCAGTGTGGTGATCGAAAAAACTGCCCGGGAATTGGCCGGCACACCATGCCTGGAGCTGGACGAGCCAGACGCGCCCAAACAGGAGATCTGCTGCAGCCGGATGTTCGGAAAAAGGCTGAAAGAGCTGCCGCCGATCAAGGAGGCAGTGGCAACCTACATGATGCGGGCCTCGGAAAAGCTCCGGGCGCAGAAGTCATTTTGCAAGAAGGTCAGGGTCAGCATCCGCACCGGAATGTTCAACCCCGATGAGGCCAAATACGCGAATGGTGTCGTGGTGGATCTGCCTTACCCAACGGACGACGTTCGGCTGCTAACGACGGCGGCCGTCGATGCTCTTGATCGCGTGTTCCGCCCTGGTTTCAGTTACAGCAAGGCGGAAGTTTTACTGCTGAATCTCTGCCAGCCGGGTGAATACACGGACGATCTGTTCGCCATTTCTCAGCCCTCTGAGGCAACAAGAGTTATGGCGGTATTGGACGAAATTAACGGACGATGGGGCAGGGGGACGCTCCGGGCCGCTAGCGTGCCGAGCAATCCAAGCTGGGGGATGCGCCAGGAGATGATGAGCCAAAGCTACACGACACGGCTGGATCAGCTATGGACCATCAACTGTCAGTAGTTCACGGTCCGTATAGGGCCCAAGCGGATATTCCAGATAACAAGGTCTGCAGCGGGTGGAATCGCTTCAGCTAACGCTCTCACACCGGCGCCGAAAAGAGAGCTTTGATAGGCGAAGCGACTAGGCTAGCTGATATACTGCCGCGTTTGATACCTATGTGCTGATTCCCATGGGGCGGGGCTCGTCCCTGGAGCACCTTTCAAGTAGTTCACGCTAATCACAGAATCACCTGTACTTATCTTCAAAGGCGAAATAA